CAAATCAAAAAATTTTGTATAGTGTTCGTAGTTCCAATGACTATTGAAAACATACCAATCATATTTACTATGATTGCTTTTATCTTTGAACCATGGATGTATGTTAGGTTGATCCCAAGCATTTTTTTGCCATAGTATATTTGGTTTGTCTTTTGCTAAAGGTATCTTCTCTGGCACAGAAGTTGTAATCTGTACTTTGTCTAATAATTCTTTATCTACAAATTTTTGTAGATATGCCATCTGTAATTCTGTTCCGCCCATTGGCTTCATTTAAACCATCCTGCTATTATGTATCTGTCTCCACCTGAATTTCTAGTTACGCTATGTTCTATATTGACACCATCAAAAAATACAGCTCTACCTTTTACAGGTGATACTACAGTATTTTTACCCAAAACTAAATGGCCACCTACAAAATCATCGTTAAGAAATATAATAGTAGAATACACAGTTTCATTTGACGCTGTATCTTTGTGATCATGAAAAGAAGAACCATCAGGGCATCTAACAACTTGCCACCAATCTATGTTTACCCCAGTGCAATCTTCGCATTTCTTTTTTATATCAGGCATAGTTTGTATATTCACAATTTGTCTATCTGTAAAATCTTTCTTCTCACTAGACATAAAGAAGTCCATTGCATCTTTGATCTCAGCTTCTGTTAAAAAATTATTTACGATTTGTATACTATTTTTTAAATAATTTTTGTAACGCATTCATACCTCTTGGGGATACTTGCACAGTTGTATCCTGTCGGATATGTTCTATTTTTGTGGCTGTATCTGGATTTGCAACATCCGCTTTCATTTCTTCTTCGTCTTTATATACTTTACCAGTCCATGTGTTTTTACAAATGGTAACTGTCGTACAGTGTATTTCTAATATATCCTTATCCATTTTCTTGCGATCTGTCTATTAAAGCATAACTTATCAGGCCTTGTATTTTACTACTTCCTGTAGCTGCTTGTACAGTTATAGCATCGCCTGCTTCTAAATTCAAGCCTTGAGGTGAAGCATTTATTTGTGATTTAGCAGCAACATCATCTCTGAAAAATTCATACTCAGTGTTTGAGTCAGATGAGTCAACAAAATTCATGTTTACTAAAATTGCTGATGATGCATCGTTGTTTGCACAATAGATAGTCTTGACTATAATTGTACCATCAGCAGGACAAGTAAGCACCGTAGTTTTGCTTGTGTCTGTTTGTTTAAATCCTTGATTTTTATATTGTATAGTCATTAGTTCATAAAGTAGTTGAAAGCATCTTGCTCGTTTTTTAATTCTGTTTGAAAAGCAAAGTTAAGTTGGTTCTTCATACTATCTAAAGACGCAACGATCTGTCTTTGGTTTTCTGCTTCGTATTGATCTTTTGGTTCTGGTATAAATATAGTTATCTTTGCCATTATCTTCTACCATCTGGTTGTGCATCGATTCTCAAAGTTCCGTATCTCCAAGTCTCACCTGCAGCGTCGTTTTCAATTTTCACAGCTATTAGTCTGCCTCTAGCTCTTGTATCTACTTTGTCTGTTGTAGACGTAACAGTAAAAGGTCCAAGAGGTGAACTTCTTTTTGCATTGTTTGGATAATCGTTGATAAACAATGTAACTTTAGAATTACCTGTAATGTATTTGTAGTCAGGTACAAATCTTCTGATTGATGAGAAAAATTCACCATCGTCAATATCTAAATCTCCTGATGTAATAAAAGCTTGTATTGCAGTTGTTGTGCCATTGGCAACTTGGTCAGTGCCATCCTCATGAGAGTAGTATGTCGTTGCACCAACTCTGTTTGTGATACCTTGTATTGGAAAGTTTGGTGTAGCTGTTGGCGTGTATTCTGTTGCGTAAGGATTTTCAAATACATAAGCATCAACGTATGTTGTTCTGGCTAGTGATCCTGTAGTCCAAACACCTTCTGCATAATTATATGTAACAACTCTGTCTATCTGTGTAGATCCTGATTTAGGATAGAACCACATAACTTCGTCGTACAAAGAATTATATCCAGCAGAAATAGTTTGATTAGACCCAAAATTAATTCCAAGATTGTCACCATCTGTTGTAAATACAAAGTCTTCTACTAAACAAGGTAAAGATTTTACTGTACCATCGTATACAAAGAAACCACCTGCATCACCCATCCAATAGGTAATACCATCAGCAAACACGACTGCGTTCTGTCCAATACATCCGCAACCTGTACCAACTTGTCTGACACTAAATGTAAAAGGCGGTCCAACAAATTGTATTACGTAAGCTGCTCTGTCTGTAAGAACAAGTGTGTAGTCTTTGGCATTTACAGCCGCTCGTATCTCGCTGCCCGCATCAAGTCTAAAAGTTCCAGCAGTGTTAGTTGCTGTCGGTGTATACGTATTTAAATCTTCTTGATTCGAGAATCTGATAAACATAGGATCTTGCGTTCCAGAGTTACCTATCGTTGTTTCAGTTCCTAGATGAAACAAGTGTCTATCTCTGTCAGACACAAGTGTCATGAGAGATCTTGTTGGATTATTTGTAGTTTGAAAATTTGTGGTTGTTGTGGATGCTCGAATTGTTCTAGGGTTTGTAGCTCCAGCGTTCCAAGTAAAAGTTTTGCCGTTGTGTATAGTTGCAACCAATACTTCACCAAAGTTATCAAGTGACCAGATACCTGGATCTAACGTTACATCAGATACCGTTCTTGCCGTGCCCCATGTAGAGTCACCCCAAAGATATGTACCCCAACCATAACCTGTTGTTTGAAAAGTTGGTCCAACAGTTTCGTATGGATCGATAGATGCAGAACCTGCTGCAGTCATACCAGTCCCTGACTCAACAGCGGACATGGTAATTGTAAATGAGTTTGTAGCTGCAGTTATAATTTCATAACTTTTCTCTGTAAATTCTGTTGTTGCGTATCCTGTAGCTCCACCGCCAGGTAATGTTACTGAAGAGAAAGTTACATATCTACCTATGGCCAAACCATGAGAGGCTTTGTTTATTGTTACGGTTGCATTGTTGTTTGTTGATGTAAAAGTAGCACCTGTTATGGCAGTTGCTAAAGGTGAGATATCGTAGAAGTCCTCACCATAATATAGAAACAAACCTTGAGATGTGCCTATAGCTGTGTACTTCTCACCATCCAAAGAGGTAAAAGCGTGTTGTGCTCTAGCAACACCAGGTAGCTCTTTTTGAGCCACAGTGAGTTGTTTCCAGCCACCTATCTTTTCTGGTAGTCCAGTTCTAAATCTGACATTGTCACCATCTATCCACTGACCTTCAGCGCCTGATGCTGTAGCCTGTTTATTGAATCCTGGTGCAAACTGTAATTTCTTTAATGGCATAATCCTAGTAGTATATTCATTTTAGTTTCGGTCCGCAACCGAATAAAGTCAGGGTTTTCCTTTGTCCTGAGAGGATCGGCTTGACCTTGTGATTCAAGAAAGACTTGATAATCAACACTGAACCAGGTTCAGCTAATTCTGGTGCTTCGTATTCTACACCGTTGTATATCATGAATTGTCCTCCTGTAAATTTTTCTGTCGATAAATTTACCAACACTGTTAGTTTCATATCCCACAGATCTGATCTTGAAGTATCAACATGATAATCATACTCACCATGTGAATTGTAAATATTATATAGACATATATCGTGATCGTTAAAAGGATGTAAATCATATCCAAAATATTTTTGATTTGCCCAGATAACAAAAGACTCTAGGTCTTTGGTAAGCTCTTTGATGACACCACGATATACCAATAATGTTTTAGTCTTCTTTTTGTCTCCAGCTTGATTTTTGCTTTGCTCTACTTCGTGATGATTTCTTTCTATAATATCACACAAATGATCTATTCTATTTTTATTGAAAAACTTCTTATTGTAACAGCTATCTAGCATTTCTTATTTTTGTAGCAGAGATCGCTTCAACTTGTGCAGGCAACTCTATCTTCTCTATCTTGTAGCCAACATCTCGTCCGTAGCAAATGTTTGTAACGTTAGGCACACGCATAACTTCAAACATACCTCTGTACTCTCTTAGTCTTCTTATTATCTTTCTTCTTACAGTGCCATAAGTATATGGATTATCTTCTCCATCACAGTCTCTAACCATGATTATAACTTGTCCTGTCTTTTCTAATGTCTTCTTAAAAAGCTCAAAATGACCTTCGTGAAAAGGTTGAAATCTACCTAGCATTTGTGCTGTTGGTTTTTTATAATTTATCACGGATCTCCTTTATCACATTCTGATAATCAAAGTTTGTAATTTCAAAATGACAGTGTGATGGTTTCTCAAACATTTTGTTTGTGTCATCAAATCTACCTTTCTTAATTGTGTTCATCCAAACTCTTACATCATACTCAAGTCTGTCTTCATCAAAAGGACATATAAAATCTATAACACAAGGTCCATCAACTAAAGATGATAGACATCCCATTCTTTGTGCTTGTCTTGTTCTACCGTCTGCAGAGAAGTCCCAATCGTTAAACATCTTTCTAACTTCATCAGCGTTGAAGTAAGCATAACCTGCAGACAGCTGTCTTGCAAAGGTTGTCTTACCTGATCCCGGTAGTCCGAATACTAATATTCTCATAACGTTCTATAATCCTTCTAGGTAGATAATCTTCAACCTTATAATTTATTTTACCAACCTTGTCTAGTCTGATTGAATGAAAGGGTCCTTCAACATGTTGATCATCGTATTGCATATCACCAAAACTAAATTGTTTTGTAAGAGATAGCTTTTCTGGTTTTAGTTGTAAAAACTGAAATATCTTATCTATTTGTTTTTGTGGATTTTGTGCAAGCTCATCATAGGTTATGACAATGTGCTGCTCTTCTTCGTCTATCAAATTATTTATCGACCATATGTTTTTACCTAGTATGCCAGAGTCAGGATTCATAAGCGCATCACAGAAAGAATCTACATCGCTTTTATCTGTCTTTGCTTTTACAAAAGAAGCAAGACATTCTAGTATTGGTCTAACTAAAATTACAAACTTTCTATCAGGAAATACACATCGTAATAATTCTAAATTGTATGGTGTACCCCAAGGTGCTTTTTCTAATACATGCGTAGGTATATCTTTGTAATAATTATCAAACGTATTTAGTAGAATATTTTCTAGACCTCTAAAGTATGGAAAGTTTTTAAACACACTAGATTCTCTTGTCTTTAAAATATTGATGACAACATCAGGCAGTATACTATTAGGTGTCATTTGTATTTGTTTACTTTGATTTATCATCGAACCTAGAAAGGTTGCACCTGTTCTTGGTAATGCACATAAGAAACTAAACTTCGTAGACATATTTAAACTCCGATGACTTTGTAGTAAATTCTAAAAATTCTTTGTTCTCAACAATAGGATATCCAGCTAAATTAAAAGATGTATTCAATAGTATAGGCACATCTGTTTCTGTATAGAAAGCTGCGATCAAATCATAGAAAGGACCTCTATCAATGGTTTGCACTCTACATGTGCCATCAACGTGTACAATAGATGGTACCTCGTTTACAGCTCTTGGTTTTGCTTTTACAGCAAAAGACATATACGGACTTGTCTTCAATGATCCCATGTCAAAATATTTATGTGCGTGTTCTTGTAATACTGTGCCAGCCAACGGTCTCCACCATTCTCTTCTCTTAAATTTATTTACAATCTCTTTTGCTTCTGGGTTTCTAGGATCAAACAAAATAGATCTATTACCTAGAGCTCTTGGTCCCCATTCACTTTTGCCGTGAAAGATAACCAAAGGTTTTTGATCTATCAAAATTCTTAAAGCTTCATTTATATCTGTCATAATATATTGCTGCTCCTATTGCCGTACCTGCATCATGAGGTATTGGATCTACAAAAAAATTTAAGTCTGGATACTTTTCTACGTATTTAAAATTATTAGAACAGTTTAGAAAATAACCACCAGACATAATTATATTTTTACTTTTTGCTTTCTCAATTAATCTACAAGTATCATGAAATGTTTTCTCTTGTACTTCTTTTGCTATTTTTACTTTTGTATAATCTAATGGATACTTATTAGCGTCATGTGCGTACGAAGATAAACCCATCAGCTTACCAGCATCATTAGCATCTTTGAAACCTGCAGCTATAGTTGCTTCTTCAAAAGCCATACCACCAACACATTGTGTAGAAAATTTATTTCTAAAACCATTTAGATACAGAAACATTTCAGTCTCGGGACCAAATAATTTTTTACGTAATCTGTATGCACTGCTGTGTTTGTATGTTGGCACAATCTTTTTCTTGTTAATCTCATAAACAGATTCAACTTCTTGATAAGGTATATAGAACTTACAAGACCCACCACCATCTACAACAATAGCTGTAGCTTCATCAAACGGTGAAAAATAAAAAGCTGTGATAGCATGATACAAGTGATGTTCTTTTATATCGAAGAAGTATGGAGGATGTTCTAATTGTTTTTGTAATTTATTTATGATGTCTTGATCAGTGATAGGACAGTAATCATAGTTTCTACCAAACGAAGCATAACAAACCACATCTGGTCTGAAATTTACGTGTTGTAATATACACTGATAGATCTCTGTATCAGGTGTAGGCATATCATTTTTTATCAATGTAAATCTTTCTTCATTGTAAAAGTCTATGACTTTACCGTTACTGTATATACAGATAGACGGATTGTGAGAAATATTTATACCTAAGATTTTTCTACTATTATGTTCCATTCTAATTTCTCTAATAAATCATCAAGATTTACTTCTTTTTCTTTCTTTTCTTTTATGTGTTTATGTA